TGTTTTGGTTTGTTCTAATTTCCTTTAACGCTGCTAATCTTTTTCTAATAGACATATAATTTATAAAATATTGTTGACATTTACGCTATAGTCGGTTCTATACCAGCTAAGCTGTTGACCTTTTAAATTAGCTTCTATCCTCATTGACAAGTCAACACCTTGTCCTGACGCATAAACTAATTTGTTTTGTGTTTCGTTTTCTGAAGACCATTCAGAAGTATCCCATTCGGCAACATCCCAAATGCTTCCGCTTGCTTCAACGCTATTTGTTTGTCTTGTTAGTGTTCTGCCGTAATCAAAATTAACAATGCTATTTACAGTTGCGGAGCCATCAATTTTTATGGTATTTCTATAAGAATTAATAATTTTTTCAGCTGGTGAGCCTAAATTGTTGTAGGCTGTTTGTGCTTTGCAATTAATAAAAGTTCCGTTGTCTTCTGAACCTTCGTCAAATAAATATACTGCACCATTTCCACCAAAATAAAGCCTTTGATTATACAAACCCCAAGTTATAGCGTTTAATCCTGAAAATTTAAATGCTGCGCCCGTAATTGTACTAAAACCGTATTGTTCGTATTGTGTATTTGTAGCAAGTGGAACATTAAAAAATAATAAACCGCCTCTAGGATATGTTATTACTTCCCAACCGCTATTATTAATATATTTTTGAGCAACATCAATAACCGCACCACTTAATTTGGTATTACTTACAATTTGCCCTTCATTTTGCAAAACAGTTGAAAACAAAACAAAGTCTTGATTAGTTAATATTGCAACATCGCCCGATACTTTACAAGTTGACCTAATAGACATAGGCACGCCTATTTTATAAACGCCAACTAATGCCCATTGATTAGCTTTGCTGGGGTCGTCTCCTTCATAAACAACCGCATAACCATTTGACATTATGAATGCACAATAATCATCAACCCCCGAGCCACCATCTCTAGTTATTGTTTCCATTCTTAAAACATTGCCACCATTAGGGCAAACAAAACTTAAATCAAATTTACCAAATGTTCCTGCAATAGCATTTACGGCGCCGTGCCAAAAATAAGGGTAATTGGTATCCCAAACATAAACTGTATTTTTAAATATGTTTATTCCATTTAAAGAAGAAGCAGAACCACCAGTAGGATTGATTGCATTGCTTGTGATAGTTGAACCATCAAATTTAATTGGAGCATCTTGTCCGTTTACTAATAAAGTATAGCCATTAAAAGCTACTGTTGACCATTTGTTGTTAGTATATCCGCTACCTAAAACACTAACGCTTGCAGGGTTTGTAATGTTGCTTATTTTTCCATCATGGCACGCTAGAAATTTTCTTGTAGCTTGTGAGTAATGCTCAATTAATGTTTCTACATAGCTAGTTAAACCAGTGCAATAAGGAGTAAAACCTTTTCTTGATTTTACCGCTCCTTGTTCGGGTATAAAATTTTCTAATACAACAGCATCAGTTGGCTCCATGTTGCTTTCAGAATCTCGGGTATTTAAACCGCCGTAAGGTGAAGGAATATTTACCCTGAGTGCTTGTCCGTTTCTTTCTTGCAACAATGGAGATGAACTGCGTGTTTGTCTCATACATTAATTGGTTTATAAGCGCTAATATTAGAATTATAAATATCAATAATTGGTTTAGCTGTAATTGTTCCTCTCGATCCATTTGCTTTAATTCTTTCGGCAATAGCTTTTTCGGCAATTAACTTTTCTTCAGCGTAAGCCCTGCCGTTATTTTTTAACCATCTCCAAGTTGTGTCTAGTCTTAAAATATATTCATCAATTACAGGAACATCGCTATCAGCTAAAAAACCTGTTTGTTCGACATTAGAGGAGCTTTTAACAATGTTTTTTGTAATATATTCATACACATAGCTTTCAACAACTGACGGCGTTCTGTGAATAACTACTTGATTATTTCTAATTCTGTAGTATTGAACCGTTTCGGCTTGTGTAATTAATGAATTTTTTAAGACTCTCCAGCTTTCAGGAGTTAACCCCCCTATCATTGCCCAATTTTGACTAGCATTCCAAAAAGTATTATCAACTAATCTATCAAAATCAGAAGGTAAATCATAAGTGGCTTGGCTTACTACGCTTGAAAAGTTATTTTCTTTTTGAAGTTCCTGCCATTGATAATTTCTAGCTAAATCAGTTATGCTAGTTTTTACCGCTTGAAATATTTGTTGAGAAACATCATCGTTATTCCCGATAATAGTTGCGGGAATATTCGATGATTTAGTTTCTCTTAATATATCTGTGCAAAGGGTAAGTAAGCTCATTATTCTAATTCATTAATTATTTTTGGTTCTTCTTTATTATTTTTTTTAGATTTTTCTTTTAATTTAGCTAATTCTGCTTTTAATTCTTCAATTTTTATATCTTTTGATAAATCAATTTTATTTTCTTCTTCTATCTTATTTTTTCTATCTAAATAAATTTTATAAGCTTTTTTATAAACTTCATTGTATTTAAATCTTTTTTTGGTTCCAGTTTTTAATGTAATTACATAATCATTTTTTTCTACGCTTTTGCATACTACAGAATATGGATCTTCTTTATTGTAGATTTCAACATATAAATCATAAATTGGGTTACCATTTTCGTCTAAAGTGTCTATTGTTTCTAAATCTTCATTCGTGGTTTGTCTTTTTTTATCAAAAAACTGAACAATAAGTTTGTCTTTTTCTTCGGTTCTATATTGGTTAATTGGCTCTACAATATTTGTCATAATTTATAATTTAAGATTAAATTAGGGGAGTATTATCCCCCCTAATCATAAGTTTTAGACTGTTACACCATCTTGAACAAATGGACGCTCAATCTCTAGTTCAGCGAGTCCTGCTGCAGGAGTTCCAATAGCAGAAGCACCTTTCATGCGATAAATTAAATCACCAGCAACTACGAAATCATCAATTGACCCAGCTGTTGCGGTTAAATAACAAACAGCATTATCAGCAAAAGCCGTTAGAACTTTACCAACTGCTTTACCAGAAATTTGATACCAACCATATTGATTGGCAACATTGGCAGACATAGCAATGGCAATTGGAGCTCTATCGTTAGCTACGGCTAATGAAGTTGTAAAATCATCAGCAGAATAGGAAACAATTGAACCAACAGCTGTAGAAGCTACACCTTTTAAGTATATAAATTCACCAGTTCCGTAGTTAGTTGAATCTTTATCAACAGCTCTAATAATTTTACCTAAAGCACAATTACGAGTTGTTGAAGTTTCAGATATTGCTTGCGGTACAATATCAGCCTCAATATTTATAAAATTAGACATATTTTTCCTTAAAATTAATTTTTAGCAACACCATGAACTCTAGCAGAGCTTATAGTTAAATTTCCATACATGTAAACAGGAGTCACATAATACAATTGATTAATTGGTCTTTGTGTTTCGCCTTTATCAAATAATGAATCAGTTAAATGTTGGAATTTAACATAATCAGTATTTAAGAAATACATGTGATTTTCAGGGCAACTTGGATCATAAACAACTTGGCTTGATTTGTAAGCTAATTGTTCAAAGCCTAATTTTCCTTCACCAGTAGTTGTAATTCTTTGAATTTGTTGCAAAGAATTTTCAAAAAAGGTAAAATAATTTCTATCAGCAAGAATCAAATCAGGAAAAGCTCCTTCTTGAACTTGGCAAGATAAATATAAACTATTCATACCAGCTTGAATATTTGTTGCAGAAGCATTGCCACCAGCAGAAGTAGAGAAATCATAAACTTGGTTTCTCCAAAAAGTGTTGGTTGAGCGATCAATTCCGCCAACTGTTCCAGTTGTTGGGTCATCAGCAACTAACAATTGTAAACCGCCAATAGTAAGACCACTAGATCCAGTTCCATCGCCAAATAATGCACTTCCTACAGCATTTCTAAGACTATCAAGTAAATTTTTTCTTTTACCTTCAAGTAAATTAAAAATTTGAGCTTTACCTCTGTTTTGCAATAACTCTTTTTGAGAAATTGTTTCAGTACCTGTAAGCATTTTTTGAGAGAAAACCGCAGAAGTAAATTCTTCTTGTGGAGTTGTATCTAACAAATCTGTAGGGTCTTGAAATTGAACAGTTGTATTGCTTGCGTAAGCAATATTTTCTACAAATGATTTACCGCCAGTTTCGTGAACGATTTTACCTTTGTTTTGCAATGTTTTTAACAATGCGTTATTGCCGATTACCGAAGAGGTAAGCTTGTCTTTCATAAACGCGTCAAGAGTTGACGAAATTAATGAAGTATAATTTGGATTTCCAGCCATATAATTGTTGTTTTAAATTACTAAATAATTATATTCTTATACATAGTATTTACTAATTAGAGCTTTTTGAGTTTCTTCGTAAGTTGTTGGCTTATTTGCATTAGCTACAGGTTTAGAAATTTTTTGTTGCCTCTTGGCTTCATCAAATTTTTCCTTTTTTTGCTCATTTATTTCTTTTAGAATTTTCGCTCTCATTTTATCTTCATAATCAGGTTGCAATATTTCTAATTTTTTATAAGCAGTTGTTAACGCATTTTTTCTTTGTTGTCTAGGATAATAATCTTTTATACCTTCTTTTTGTAATTCTTTATGATAAAACTGAATAAATTCATTTTCATAATTCATAATTAATTCTTCGTTGGTAGGGTTTTCTCCTAAATACTCAGCAAATAATTCAATACTTTCTCGATTTTCAATTTCTTTTCGTAATTCTCTATAAGAATTTTGTTGTATATGTATTGATTCGCGTCTGATTTGCTCTTCTGGTGTGAGATATAACTCATCTTCCATAACAGCTTCATCTACGGCATTTCTTAAGTCAAAATTGACTTGTTTTGCAAGTGCTTTGAAAGTTTCAGCAGGATTAGTTTGAATACTCTTCAATAATCCACTTATATTTTCAAGCTCTTTTTTAGAATTGCCTAGTTGTAAATGTAGCCTGTCTTCTCGAGCACGCTGTTCCTTGGCAATCTTTATAGCTTTTGCCCTGTCTTCAGGGTCTTTAAATGTTTTGACAGTTTCGATAAGTTCCTTAGGTAATCCTGATAATTCCTTATCAAAATCAACTTCTGGTTCTATATTTTCACTCTCTTTATTTTCGGTTTCTTCTTCTTGTGGTGATTCTTCGATATTTTCAGTTTCTACTATTTCCTCCTCTTTTTCAACAGCTTCTTGCTCTTGAATTTCAGAGTGTTGCTCAATTAAATTAAGCATTTCATTTTTGTAGTCTTCTTTAATATCCATAATAAAATAATTGGTTAATAATAATTGTCAAATAGTTTTTTAATAATCTTTAATATGTTGCCCTTTTTGTTTTAAAGCTTCCATATAACTTCTTTTACTATCATAATGCTTACCATCACCATGATTATAAATTGAACCGTATTTTTTAATATAACTATCAAGGCTTAAATCTTCTTTAACGCCTTCGGGCAATTTGCTCATTGGTCGGCTTTCTATTTCTAACCAGTGAGCCTCACCGTCAATGTAAGTAAGTCTTTTAGTGGTCATTTAACAATCCCATTTTCTTAAAGCTAATGCCTTTCTGGTAGGTTTACCATTTTTTACCATAGGACCTTTAACTCCAGACATTCTAGCGCAAAAAGATTTCCTACGATTTGCATCGGTAGGGCTTTTTTTTGCCTGACTAGCACTTACTGGTGGTTTTAGATTGCTTCCAGTAGCATTGTTATATTTTGCTCTACCTTTAGCAGTCAAGCCACCCGTTGGTGATTTTTCGCCCCTGCCTAGACTTAAACTAACAGATTTTTTTGGCATATTTATTTTTTAGCAGTTTTTTTAGCTTCTTTAAAATTTTTAGCAGTAGGAGCTCCTTTTGTTCCTACTTTTCTCATTTTTTCGCTAGAACCTGCTTTAATTCTTTCTTTTTTAGCGTGAATATTAGCGTATAGACCTTTTTTCATAATTATTTCTTTTTAGATTTACCAGCATTAGACAAAGCTATTGCAATAGCCTGTTTTTGCGGTTTTCCTGCCTTCATTTCTTTTTTAATGTTAGCAGAAATCACTTTCTTTGATGAACCTTTTTTTAATGGCATATTAAATCTCCGTTGGTTGGTTAGCATTTCGGATTTGTTCATTGACAATTTCCGTTCCAGCTTTTACTTTTAAATCAAGTCTTTTAGATTCTCTATCGGCTTGTTTATTAACATCTTCAAATTCTAGTTTTGTTTCAAATTCGTTTTGTTGATTTAATAATTTAGCTTTTTCGACATTAACTTTTTGTTGTTCAATATCTAACTTGCCCATTGATTCTTGTTGTTTTATTTGCAACTCCATTTGTCTCATTTCCATTTCTTTTTGCCTCATTTGCATTTCCATTTGA